AATGGTTTTGCGTATACAGGCATATATCTCCTCGGTGATGTGCCGGTTAAAAGTACAACAATTTGACGCTGAGTATAGACAAATACAGCAGTTGAGTACACAGTTTAGCTCCCTTTATGTATTTAGTCTCAAAATATTAAATTATTATCTTCTTGGTTGCCCGATTAAATAGAATGTATTGTAAAAATAATAATGATCCAAAATGAATTTTTTAAAAAGCTTAGTGAAACACATCCGTTTATAACGGTATGTTCCTATGCCAGTCAGGATTATGTAGGAATAGTTCAGAATAAAGATGACAGTGTTACTACTATATATGATTATGGATCTATAATAGATAGTAATTCTAGAACTAGATTTTTAGAATTAGGGGATACATGGTGGTGGGAATCAAATAGATTGATTCCCATTAATTTATTCTTAAAGGAAGAATGGCTTCCTTTTAGACCTTATCTAAGAACTTTTACAAATAAAAGTTTAGTAATATTACATGGCCCAGTATGTAGTATGAATGAATTACACAAGCGCCGAAGCAAACGAAGAAGCATCACTCTTGTCAAAAGAATGCCTTGATTCTTCTAACAAGTTCATATGAACTCCAACTAGAGTTGCATAAGAAATTGCATGTGCTTTTTTAAACTGATAACCATCATCACCCTTATCCCATACTGTTTTACTTACTTCTCGCCAAGTATTACCAATTAAATGTTTTTTAGCAGGACGAATCAATGCTAAGAACATTGCTAGCCTAGGGATACTATTAACAGGCTCAGGCATTTTTTGTAGTGATTGATAATGATTTCCTAGATGAATCAATTTCTCTACAAACTCTTTATCTTTCAAATTATCCCAATTTGGTTCACGCATTAATTCAATTAAATGTAGTTCATCCCTAACGTGATTGTATACATGAACATTCAATAAATCTAACTTAAAGTATCCACGCTGTTCTGCATCTGAATAATCAATAGCAGCCATATCATTAACAGGGTCATATGGAATCTGTGTGATATGTATACCCGTAGCATGTTTACGCTGTGGTTTAACTTTACGCATTGCTGCTGGAATATACTTGATATGTTGAAGAATCTTTTCTCTGTCTCCAAAATCAATATCAACATCCGATTCAATTTTCATTTATTGCTTTTCCAAATATTGTCAATATCTTTTACATCTTCAACTATATCACTATTTAAATAATGAAGCAATAGTGCCGGTCTTGATTTGGGCAATGGATTAGGCATACTACTGTGTAATACCCTACAATTATAAAATAGAACAGACCCTTTGGGCATATCAGGTTGAATACAATTTTCTAAGAAGAAATCATTATATAAACCTTCGTAGCACAAATTAATATTATAATCCTTTAGTTGACTTTTAGGAACTAATCCAGTGCTAGCAGAATCTTTATTGATATCACTTAGTGAAATAATACACTGTATACCTAATAGTCTTTTATCGTAATTATATTTTTTAAATCTGTGGGGAGTGTCCACATGTGGGTTTAGCCAAGTACTTTCTTTTTCAATTACTACAATATCACTAGAATAAAATTCAGCATTAGGTAAGTAATTTTTAATTAATGGATTTAATAATTTTTCTATTTCTAAAACTTCAGGCCAATTAATAACAGTTTGTGACCACCATACCGCTATATCAGGTAAGTTTTTTATATCTTCTTTTTCAGCATATTCCATTGTGCTACTAGATGCACGGACTGGTGAAATTTCATCTAAACGATTAACTATATTGTCAATTAATTGTTCAGGAATAAAATTTTTAGTTAATACATAGCCACTTCCGTCTATTAATTCATTATCCATACTAAGTAAACTTTAATAAAAATACAACATATTTCTTTTCATCCACTATATCGTAACCATCAGTAATTTTACCATCGGTTAGGTGCATTTTAATGCCATATACATTTGTTATATATTCTTCAAATTCATATGCATCAAAATTTGTTTTACCATCAAGATATTCTACTCTGATTTTTTTAAGTGCATTCCAATAATTCCAACGATTCTTCCTCCGCTCTATCTCAGGATCGTCATCATCATAATCTTTAAAGGATTTAATTATTGTAATAATATTAACTCCACCTCAACATAAACCAAGCAGCATCACTTTCATTTTCAAAATGCCAAGTATAAGAATCAAATTGATGTGGACCTCCCCAAAAAGTACACCAAGTACCATTTCTATTGCTAATAGCATCCCATCTAGGTCCAAGTTGTTCAGTACACCATTGAGTAGCTTCCCAATGATTTGCCTTTTTAGTCAAAACCAAATGCCAATCTAATGTTGGTGATCCCCTCATGATGAAAATTTACTACTCGATAATCTAATTAAAAACAAACTAATAGACAATATCAAAGTAGCTCCAGCTAATATTAATACATTCATCATTTGTTCATGACCAATGGCTATTAAATCTACCATGTGTCTTGTTAGTGCTGTAATAGCAATATAGATTAGAAAACGCACAGGCATATGATTAGTTTTAAAATAGATACCAACCATAGCACCAATTTCTAAATAAATGAACAACAATAATAGATCATTTATATTAGCCCGATTTTGAGTAAACATTTCTAAAAAGCTAGTACCGGCGCTCCATACAGTAGCAGTACCAATACCAAATAATGCTAGTCTATGAAATATGCCTACTAAAACATTTCCTATATTATCTACGCGGTCTAATTGTTTTTCCATTTCATCCCCATCTCAATATAAACCAACTAGCTAGTTTATCATCTTTAAAAATAAATTCACATTTTTTTGGAACTTCTCCTGTCATATAATCCCAAGTATTGTGAAAATACCTAAACTCATAATGCTCATTAGCAACTAATCCATGTGATTTTAATTCACCAAGTATTAAACTAATTTCATTACTGGTTTTATTATATACTGTAACAGTGTTCATGACCAACGCAAAACAAACATTAAGTAGTCTCGCTCATACCTAAATTTAAAATTGAAGGTGTCATTGGTTATCATCCATCTAGCATGTCTTTCACACTTTTCAATATGATTGTAAACCCAATCTATAATTGATTCAATATATTTAAGTTCTTGCGGGACTGAGGTGTGTAATGGTAATTTACATTCATACCAACCTGGTTTACATTCTTCCCATTCTTTTAATGATTCAATGTTATAGTAGTGCAAGGTTAATCAAAAGGTTTTTGTAAGTTTGAATCCTACAGCCATGTCATTTTGACCCAGTTGACCACGATAATTCTGCCGAGCCTCTACAAATGCCATAGTGTTAAACTCCTTAGAGTTTTGAAACTTATGATAAACACCTGTTCTAAGTTCATGTACATCTGCGGCTAGGTTAACACTACTATTCTGAATGATATTGAATGAACTATCCAATCCAACAGGGGCAACCAAATCAGCATTAGCACGATAAACACTAACAGGTTGATATACCATAACACCAACTGTATTGTCAATATTTAGTTTTTGCTCAATACCTGCAGTCCATGCGTAACTTAGGACACTTCCGATTTTTTGAATGTTTTCACTATGCGAGTTGGTCTTCGTGATACCATGGATAAAATTAGCATACAGGTTAGTTCCAGTGTCAAATGCTTTGTTCATCTCAACACCAGCAAATTGTGTAGTGCTGTTATTGTTTTTACCATCACCTACAAAACTACCTACACTATTACCCAACCAAGTGTTAGTTTCGTTAAAGAATCCACCTGAAAACTTGACACTAGTATCACCAAAGTTTTTAGTGTAAGCCATTTCCAACATCATGGGCGATGTTCCCAACATGTTAGTAGTGTCACGGTAAATGCTCATCTCGTATGAGCCCACTTGTACATTGGTTCGGTCATAGTATGTATTGAACAATGTATAAGGGTTGTGTGACTCATAGGGCATCATTGCCTGATGAGGATTGAAAGGATCGTCTTTCTTGTGTGCGGTAAACGATTTTCCATTGAGATAGAAATCACGCTCAAAACTATCCACTACCATGATGCCACTTAGTTTACCTGTGCTAGCACTACCAGTTGCAGTATAGACAAGTGGTCGTGCGCTAGCAAGAGTAGTACCAGACAATCGACCTGTAGTTGGGATACCAACTGAACCAACTGGGCTAGTTGCTTTATCAAGATCCATTAGACCCTGACCCATAGTGTATAGACTGTAGCCAGGCAGATTCTTGTTAGCAGTAACAAGCAACAATCTTACAATATTAGCACCTGTCATCTGTGGCCACATCTGATGAATTAGTGCGGCGCCACCTGAAACAGCGGGTGCTGCCATAGATGTACCGGACATTGTAACCAACCCAGTTGGATTGATAGGAGTCTTAAGTCCAGTGCTAATAATGCTAGTACCGGGAGCCATTAGAAAAAAGTCATATGCCTTGTACTTGTCTTGGCAAACTGAATTCACCATAACTTGGCATAGATGCGCCGCGCCATTGGTTGATGGCCCAACTGTTTTGTTGGTAACACTGTTCCAATTGCCTGCAATAATCATTCGACCACCCAACAACAAATTACCATTTGCGTCAGTAGCAGTAGCCAATTGAGTAATACTATTAGACCATGCTGTAGCCTCATTACCTGCGGCTACAACCATTACCATTTCACCTTTAGTAGCACTAGCCCATACCTTAGCATCAAAGTCATAGGGCAATTTGCCAGTGTTAGTATAAGATGTTTTATAGATACCCGGGGCAATCAATACAGGGGTAATTGTGTTACGGCTAATAGGGAATGTAACGCTCATATTAGCAACATCAGCACCCAAACTAGCAGCCCAACTAGCGGCTGTAAGAACAGTTTGTGTGTTCATAGCACCAGTATTGGTGATCTTACCAACAATCAAACTAGCGTCATACGCAACACCTTGAACACCTACCCCGTTTTTAGCGGCAGCCGCAATACCTGCAACATGAGTGCCATGTCCAATTTTATCAACGATAGTACCACTGTTGCTGAAGTCCTTAATAGCTAGGATTTTGTTTTTAAATTCGTCACTGCTGGTATCTATACCTGTATCTAAAATAGCAATTACACTACCTTTACCTGTGTAGCCACGGGCATATGCGGCGTTAGCTTTAATTACATCAAGGCTACGGCTTAGAGAATATTCTGTAGTCTGAGCATAAGACAAACTAGAACAGGCCAGTGCCACGCTTGCAGCTAACATTTTAAATTTCATATCATACCCCTTAAGAATTATTCCCAGCGTAGGGAAAAGTGAATTGCGTCCTGACTATCAGCAAACATAAAATCCATATAGTCTTGCGTTAGTGATGTTACATATTTAGATCCTGGTGTACCATAATTTTCAAGCGTCCAAATACAAACCTCGTCCCAGGATGTTACTGTCATGCCCTTGCGCCACGGAATACGGACCTTAAATTTATAAGCCGATTGCACCGAGTAATTCCTTAACATCATTAACTACTGTTGGGTCACGCCTGAATCTTAATGTCCACTGCTCGGGACTTATGTAATCAATGATAAGTTTAACATGATCTGGATTTATTGTATTTAGAAAATGGACACCTGACTCACTTTGGTACAACATCCATGGGCTGATTTTGCCCTTGGTCACGGCGTAACAGATTTTGTTTTTGTTGCCATACCGTAAATAATCCTTATATTGTATTCTTTCCAATTCGGCAAATTGCATAGTAGTTTCTACACTTCTATGAATAGCATCAAATGGATCTTCATTACGCAAATATTCTATTAAGAACCTAGTATATACAGCGTCATAACACCATTCATCAATTTTAATTTGGTCTTTTAATAACCAATCTAAGTATCTACTTACATTAATAACATTAACTTCTGTACAATATAAACCAAACTTTGCAAAGGCTGTATAATAAGTATTACGAATAAATTCTTCGTAGGTTTTATATTTTTTAGATGCGCTATTTTTCTTATAGAATTGCATCCAAGCTTGAAACCCTATTCTATTACATTGTTTGTCTTTTTCTAACCAACGGTGTTTATATTCACAAATATGTTTTAATACCGTGGATTCACGAATAAACTCCCGTTTACAAAATTCGCAACTAAATTTTGGTTTAATCGTTTCCTCTGTCTTTTTCATACTGCTCAATATCCATGTCTGTTACTAATTGATTTAATACTTCTACATCTTCTATTTTAGAATTTGGATATATTTTACTAAGATACATTTTTCTTTTTTGATTTTCTACAAACTCAGTAGCCAATTCCTGTAAATCATCTTTATTTAATTTGGGATATATCTTTGCATAATAGTCTTTAATATCTTTTACCTTTGCCGCTGATTTTAATTTGCTAATACTAGGACTAATATTAGGAATCCATTGATGAAATTGTTTTCCAATACCCGGACTAGCAGCACATAGCATTAACCATTGTAATTTAGGATGCTTTTGAACATTTTCATTGAACATATATTTGTTAGCATAATAGTCAGTGCTACTAATATAATAGTTTTGTAGGTCTTTACTACCCTTAACTGCACTCATCCACATCAACAACATATAAGGAACAAACTTCCGTTGTTGTTCCTGATTTAATCTATCATAATAACCATAGTCTTTTTTGTCTAATGCGGCTAAAGCATTAAACAAATCAAAGTCTTGATTTTCAAGTTTTTCATCGGCAGGTATATCAGATTTTTTCATTAGAATGATTGATTATAGTCTACTATTTCACAATTCCTACTAACTTCTTTTACAAAATAAACACATTTAGGTTTATGACCATCTTCAATAGGTACGCAAAGAAACTGTCCATTCTTTAATCTAGGTGCATACCAAGTTACATCATGGTATACATCTACAATTTCAATTGGTTGAAATGATGGTCTAAAAGAACTCAGTGGATTAAATTCAAACGCACTAAATCCCCTATCATTAACACTAGTCAATGGTAATGTTTCTAAATCACCGTGATCTTTTTCTCCAATCAATATTTGCCAATCTACAGGCATCTTAATTGTATGATTACCAATCTGTAAAACTAATGCAGGGGCACTAAATGATTCTAAAAATATAAGAGGTATATAATGATAATCTACATTGCCAGGATTACTGTTATCTAAGATAGCGAACCTGAAATCATCTACTTCATCGGGCAGATTTTCAAGATTATAATTTATATTGTCAAGTAATAGTATGTTCATGATAATAGTGTATCACCGATATTTAAGTTTTTCAATATCAAATGGATATGCCGCTTCTTTATAAAAGACCTTTCTTTGTGTCAAATGTTTTTTGGCAAACTTACAACTGCTGGTTATGTCCCAAATTTGGACGAAGTCCTTATCTTCAGCTTTCCTGATACCTCGTCCAATAGATTGTATAACCCTAACAAAGCTTTTTCCGGGCTCCAAAAGAACCAAATTAAAAATCCTTGGAATATTAATACCCACACTGGCCACACCATAAGTCGCCACAATGATCTTGTCAGTAGCAGTCGCCACTTCATCATACTCTTCCTTTCTTTCTGTTAACTTGGTTTCACCACTTACAAATACACTATTAGGCAATCTATCAATTAGTTCTTTTCCTGCATTTACTCTATCAACTAATACTAAAGTATTACCAGTTTCTTTAACTTTTAAAATTAATTCAGCAATAGTATCAAGCCGATTTTTATCTTCTAGCAAATGTTTAAGTTCACTTTGATAATTAGTAAACTCTACTTCATCTTGTAATTGTACGATGTTAACATGGCACTTAGCAAGTACCCCTTTGTCTTGCAATTCACTGGCTGTTAACTTACCGATCACATTGCCTAAACTAACAAACAATGCCTGAGCCTCATGTTTGGCTTTAGGTATAGTTCCAGTCAATCCCCAACGAATTGGAATACATGCCATTGGACCTGTTAACAATGCTTTAAGCCCATCTGCCTTAGCACTATGGACCTCATCAACCATTACACAAACTACACCTTCAATAAATTCACCAATGGTTATATCTGCTTCTCCTGATTTAGTTGCTTTAAGCATATTATTAAGACTTTGCCAAGTACAAATAGTATGTTGCTTACCTAGGTCTTTTCTATCTCCAAAGTATACTCCTACATCCAAACCTAAATTTCTGTAGTCTGTTTCTGTTTGTACTACCAAACTTTTATTAGGTACGATTACAATGCTACGGCCATAAGCTTGTACACTATAACTTAGTGCGGCTGTGGTAATAGTTTTACCTGCACCCGTTGCCACCTCTTGAATACTTTGCGGATTGGATAAGAAGTTATTGATAATCTCTACTTGATAATCACGCAACATAATTGACTCACCTGCTTTAGGATGTCCTGCAGGCCATGATTTACTTTCAAATGCATTTTCGGACACTTTGTTGAAAGCAAAAGTTGTGGTGTATTCTCTATTGTCCTCCAATTCAATATCGTATCCTGCACGGTCTAATAATGGAACAATATCAGGTAATAGGTTAATATAAGTTGTTCCGCCTAAACTAAAATATGAGATTTTTCCATTCCATCTACCAAGTTTATATGATGGTCTAAACCTAGCAGATGGATCTTCATATTCAAACATTTTCATTAATGTTTTACGGTCGGATAATTCCAATCCTTCCAATTTAACGTTAACTTCGTCTTTAATTATAATTTTACATTTTTTCATTTAATTGATATTGGAGTTGAATTTTTCATTTTAATTATTTTATTAAATTGATGGTTATATATTGTCTGTGTATTACTTGTTAATACTAATAGTACATTGTAGTTTGATTTTGGTATTTCTAAATTATTAGAATACAATTTCAGTTTAATTTTTAAGTTATTAAGTATCCTATCTACAGTTTCAGTAATATACATAAAGTTTTTTCTTGCTGTACCTGAATAGTATACTGTATCACATTCTAATTCCTTTAGCCACTGCCCTACTAAATCAAAATCTACAAAGTCAATGGTTGGTTCATATTCACTAGCAAATTTTAATTTACCAATATTAGCTATAATACTAGGATCAATTGTTATTCCATATTCAGACAATCGTGAAATACATTTAATGTCTTTTGACAGTTCTACATCTTTAATCGCCCCATCCAAAGAAGAATTAGATGCGGCGATAATATATCTATTATTAAACGGAATGAGAGTAGGATCCCAATACAATGCCTCATACTGATTAACAGTATTTAACAATTGTTTGGTCACTTCGCAATGAGTAACAGTCTTGTAAATATCTTGTGAAATAGATACGATCAACTTTAATGCATGGGTACTAAAAGGGGATTCGTACCTTTTAAGCTCTTTATTCCATATAAATGTATTAACTAAATTACCTTTTCGTAATGCTATCAAGAAATTTTTATTAAACGGTGCTCTAAAATAGATATGATTATTTTCTATAGTAATATGTGCGTTAGTAAATTCAGGATCACTAGAAATAATTTTAGTGTTCCAACGCATAAGTTCAATCATTCCCTGAGATATTTTATGTTTATCTAATTGTTTTTTGTATTTCTTTGTCAAAATATTAAACAACTTAACTTGGTTAGAGGTTAGTGCTTTATCTCTAATACAAGAAATCATATGCATGTTATGAACAAACCTTAGGTCGTTCATACTTAACCGCATCATCCCGCATTGCATAAAATATAGTAGTTCTTCCTTGGTAGTTACTTTTATCATCCTACAAGTATATAGCCATCCAAAAAATTATTCAAGTTAAAAGGCAAAAAAAGGGGGATTTCTCCCCCTAAAACCAAGCAATATTATTAACCGCGTTTCATCACAGTGCTTTCAGCAAGTACACGCCAGTTTGAGGCTGACACTTTAGTCAGATCCGCAATCTTTAGTGCCATGCGTAGCGACAACTCACGGAGTTTGGATTTGTTTGCTTCCATGAAGTTGAGGATCTGATCACCCTCGTCACCTTCAAAATCATAGTCTTTAAACAAACCACCATCACAATCACGATGAACCTGTTTGATTCGAAGAATCTTATCACGCTCGGTATCAATCGTCAGGTCAAGAAAGTGACACCGACTTTGCAGAGCCTCGAGGTGATCTTGCAATTTCTTAGACTTGAGGTTCTCAAACTTCAAGTTAGTGATAAAGATTGCCGAACCTTTGAATTCAAACGACTCGGGAATACCTTCACGGCGAAGCATAGAACTATCAGAGTTCCAGCAAATGCGCCGACGTTTACCACTATCGAGTGCAGCCTTGAGAATGTTCAGAGCTAGATCATCTTGAAAGACCGAATCGCAATCGTCAAAGACTAGGACATTCTTTGGATCGGAGTACTTGTATAGTGTGCAGTACAGTCCAATTGGAGTCATTGCACCTTTGACAATTTCAAAGCGTACACGCTTGCCTGCAATTTTGTCAAACATTGCAGCCTTTTCCAATTGGGTTTCAACCCCAAACGACTTACCAACTCCCGGAGGACCTGACACAATCATTGCGCGGATATCGCCGTTGATACATGCCTTGGACATGTCATCAAGAATTTGAAAACGGGTAGCAATACGGTCCATTGCCTCTTGTTCAGTCTCTACCGCGGGAGTCTTTAATGCCTTAAATTCCACAGCTTGCGCCATTACAGGTTCTCCATCAAGATATTCTACATTCATAACATTATTTACTTTAACCTTAACCACGCTAATAGCGATTGGAAATTGTCCATCGTTCTTAACGGTGATGTAAGCGCCTTTCTTACCTTGCTGAAAGCCTTTGACAAGAGTGAATTTTGTATTCACCACGGGAAGATTGCGATACTCGCCGTATTTGATAAGAACTTGTGCCACTTATTGCTCCGTTTTCTCAGTGTATGTGTACATTATACAGCCAAACTGATTTATTGTCAAATCAATAGCCCAGCTTAGGGATGCTAATTTCAGCCATTTTCCGCTGGTGTTCCTCGTTGCTCTTACGCATTTCTACCAAAATCTCATAGCATCGGCCCAATTGGAATAGTGTGTATCCAAAAGCTACAATCATAATAAGATCGATAACAGTATTAATAGTCATTAAAGTTTCCTTTCAAGTTAATATAAACAGTATACTAGAAGGTCCAATTATTGTCAACCGTTTAGTACTTAAGCACCTGAACCACTTGATCCAAGTAGGCCCAGCTACGGCCGTAAGTAATACCCGGCTTGCCGTTTTTGATATTGTCTTCCACATAGTCTACCGAGACAATTTGTGACATTCCCAAACCAAAGTTACCACGCACAATAACTGTGCTGCCAGTACGGATATCGCTGACACGGACGGTCTTGAGAACGGTTGAGTATTGTGTGTACATGTTGATTCCTATTAACCGATTACGATAACACGGGGAGAAGTGTGCCGATCCATAAATTGCTCGCCTTGAAGGGGAGCGGTAAACCAGTCAGTCTTGAATTTGCGATCCTCGACACCTTCCCAAACCCGTTTAACAAACTTAGCACGGAAAGTACCGTCTCGTTCGTAGACCCCAACGACCTTGCCGATCATGTAGCAATTGTCAATACCATTGAAATCCAAGGACTTAACAATATCACCTACTTGCATTTCTTGCTCCGCTATCTAACTGTCTATGAATCTATTATAGACCCAAAACTATTTAATGTCAAATTTTGGAGAGGCCCACCTAATCTTGGGATTGGTTCGTTCATATAGTTCAACCAGTTGATCCAATGTCCAAACCGCATCGGTTTCAAAGGTGTCAAGCCAAACACCGAATTTGACCCAATCCTCACTGTGCATGGGCGGTACCCCAATCTCGTCACCATAGGGATCATCAGTGCCCATCACATCAATTCGACCCGTGCTATAGCTCACCGTGATTTCTTCAGATTCATAATGATCACCGGCTTTGAGTCCACTGATAACAGAATCTTCTTCCAAGATGACTATCTTAGTGGTAGTCAATCCACGGTCACGGTACCAGTTTAGGCTGACTGGTCCCATCCAATTGGTGCTATAGCGAATCATTCTTCATCCTCTTCGTCACGGTCAAGTCGATCCAATTCAAAATGATCTAACAAATCACCTGGTTCAGCCCAAAGGCTTGCTTTAACATAGTCATCACAGTATCTGATAACAACTTCGCATAGGATGTGTAGTTGATAATCAGTTAGATCTTTTGGCAAGCTAATGCCAGTATCGTGTATATGTTCTATTAGTTCGTTCATTCGTCAACTCCTAGATATTCTTCAATGTATTGTTTGACAGAATAAGCACCCGATGCTTCTTTTTCTAGCCCGTGTGTAAGATACCCTACTTGAGCAACCTCACACATTCTCATACATTCCTTGACAATCAACTCGGCGAACTTTTCGTAATCTTCTAATCTTGGATACTTGAAATCACCATCGTTTATATTGGATACATTTGTGATCCAGTTGTGATATTTTAATCCAGCCTCATCAGCAAGTTGTCTAATTCGTTCGTTCATCGGCAGACCTCTATAGTAGCATCAGGTTCGTCCCAGCAGGCATTACGGTATTCATAAACAAACTTACAAAGACCGTCGTAATTGCCCCAGCCATTCTCTGGATTAAGTTGTTTAAAACGATCAGGCTCACTGAGCAGTATGTTCCAGCCTTCGTCTAGTAGTTCTGCAATATCTTCGGCCAATTCCAGTTCGTGTTCATCGGGCCGCCATAAAACATCGTATAGAGTCAGTCCATTAGACAATTTGACTTCGGAGGCCATCTTGCTCAAGTTATGAGTAATGTTGTTGTCATAGACTGATACAGGTTTCGGAACCATTAGATTTACGGTTAAGCTCATTCTTCACCTTTGATTCGGTTCGCCATAATAACCTAATACCAGTGAGCTAGTTTTTTCCTTTGTTTCGGGGCAGACATAATGCATAATGTCCATGCCGAATTCCCAATCGCCGGGATTCCCAGGTAGTGATTCTATTTCATCTAGATAGTGTTTAATGCCACACTTAGGGCAATTTACATAAAAGGGTTTAACAGTTTTCATTCTTTAACTCCAAAATGTTCTTTAATCAATTGAGCAGTTTCCCAAAGTGGATCAGCCTCATGATAACTGTACTCGTGTCTATTAACAATGTCCAAACATTCCTTCACAATCAATTCAGCAAATTTTTCCAATTCATCTTTATAGAATTGATATACACCAAGATTCTGTTTGTGTGTGCTACCAGCCTGTTCGGCAAGTTCTTTAATCCTTTCTTTCATAGCCAACTACCCGCCAATACATAAGGTTTCTTGCCCCGTGTCCTAACATCAATTTGTCGAACTTTAAGTTTTGCCTTTTTGGCATAGTGTCTAGCACGACCAAGACTATATGTGCTGACGAAATTGCCCCAGCCACCATCGGCACGGTCAATCCATTTGCCTAAATGTACATAGTATATGGTTTTAGGCAAGCAACAATACTTGAGCCTGTAGTTCATTATTCAACTCCAAAATGTTCTTCAATATTGGCTATAGCGGTTTCAACGGTCCACATAATATCTTCGTTTTCAAAGTTGCTTACGCCAATTAGTGCGATTTGACTAATACACTTTTGTATGATCAACTCGGCGAACTTTTCATAAAAGATATATGGATTTCCATCTGTTCTAATTAAACCGTCAGTTCCTACACGGGATTCATGGACTTCCTGAAAGGCGTTTTGGCACAATGTTTTCAGTCGTTCATTCACGATTCAACTCCGAAATGTCTTGCAATTGCCAGTCCTACCCAAGCGGCACCTAATGACTGTTGATCTTCGCCCTCTGATTCAAAAGAATCACGGAGAGCGTCAGCCTGTGCTAAACATTCCTTAACAATCAACTCGGCAAATTTTTCATTAAATTGTGTTTGCCAATCCACATGTCCATCTTCCCAAATCTTGCCAGGAGTCTTGCTTCTAACAGGTGGAGTATATACTTCATTAACATAGTCACCAGCCTGTTTGGCAAGTTGTTTAATTCGTTCGTTCATTCTTCAACTCCGAATGTATTTTTTATATTATGATAGACACAGAAAGCACCGCCTCGACCACCTTCTAAAACATCAGGGTTAGCACTTCCAAAATTATCTCTAGTCCTTTTGGCAATATCCAAACATTCTCGCACAATCAACTCGGCGAACTTTTCGTATACAGTATCTTTGGGCAAGACTTCATAGTGAACACCAGCCTGTGATAGTAGTTGTCTAATTCTTTCATTCATTGTTTGCCACACCATATCGTTCTGCCAGTCGGCGAATAGCCTCAATCCTTGGGCTTCCTAATGAGTCATCGTTGGTCAATTCGCTTAGAACATCGTAGACAATACACTTGTAGAATTTGATCAGTTCTTCACGATTGAAAGTAAAAGATGCTGGAGGTTTGGGAAAGTCCCATTCT